ACCATGCGTTCCCATTCTCCAAACAGTTTTGTATCTACACCAATATCCAAAGCTATTTGTTCCTGCGATAGTTTTCTAATTCTTCGCAGGAACACTAATTTTTCTACAATGGTTTTGTATTGATACTTTACTGTGTTCTTCATTTGAAGTTCATGTGTTTGATCTCTGAATCATGTAAGATATCTTCAATCATTTTAGATGCTTGTATATCAGGATTCATTTCTTCCCATAACTGTGTTGTTGCCACCACCATTTTGTTAATCCAAACTTCTTCTTTTAGATAACCTTTTGGTTTAGCTACATCACATATATGCTCAAATAGTTCTCTGTGATCAGCAGGGTGTGCTATTCTTGCATAGGCAGCACACATCTTTTCTTCTGCTTTTGTAAGTACAAGTTTCATATTAACCTCCATTATTGAAACATTGATTCAGGTCTTTTCATATACGATAACAACTTGCTGTTTCTTTCAACAGTAGTTTTATGCTTGTTCTTCACTTCTTGTGGGTGAGATATCCAATCAGTTACAGTATTGTATAGACCCCATTTGTTTCTACCTATAGTTGTCTGATATTGATTCCATAACACCATAAGATTATCATATTGTCTTTGGTTACGATATTTACCATCAACAGTAGGTCTTGGTGTCCATGTTAACTTATTAAACATAGACTCTGCGTCTTGTTCAGTAACTGATGTGTTATACCATTCACGATATCTATCTTCATTTTCATAAAACTCATCAACTAAATGATGTATATGCTCGAAGTTATAATAGAATTTACCATTATGTTTTTGTGTATAGTTAGCGATTTTATCTGCAGTAGTACAGCCATTGTTACACCATAGTCTGTATCCATCTGCTGTAATCATAACAGACCATACACCATTGTAAGAGTTACGAACTGTTATACGAAATGCAATGTAACTGTTAAGCTGTGGGTCTTTGATTTGTACATCACGACAAGTGAAGGTGGCTTTCATCATCTGTCCATTTTGTAGTATTTGTATGTAAGGCACAATATCATCTGATCTTAGTCTGCACATATCCCATATTGGTTGTATGATATCTTTGTTTTTGACTGGTCGATAGGCAGGTGTGTGGTTGCCAAGATATGTATTATCATCTGCTTTGACAATCATGACTCTGTCATTACATTGTATCATATCATCATATGTATAGTTCATTCGATCTTCATAGCCACACATTGGTATGGTTTTGATATCGAAGTCATAGTCGTCTAATCTTTCAGGTAGTTTGTTTACTAATTGTATGTGATTCATTTGATCCTCCATATGTTGATTTCACTTAACAATCTTGTACTAGATAGGATAGTACCTAATACACCAAATGCAAATATGCTCATGTGAAATAGCACATAAACATCTCCTGCATACTGTAATGCAGTATATATTGATAGCAATGTCACAATATTACTGCATATTAAAGCTATTATATGAATCATAATTTATCTCCTTTAATCTAATTCATTATAGGTTGTAAATAAAAAGTCGAGCTATTACACTAACAATATCGCACCTCCAGTTGGATTCGTGGTGTATTGATGTGAAGTAACTGAGCTATTACACTATATATATCGCACTCCCTACAGAATAAGGAATGGAACTAAGGACAGCCTCTCTAGACTGTCCTTGTTGTTGGTTACTTAGATGTTATCTTAGCTACTAGCTTTGATGGCTTGTTAGCTGTTGGTGTTTGATAACCATTGATTCTTTTATCTAACTCTGTGCTGTACCATGTGGACATAGAGTCAACTTGTAGAATCATTGTTAGTATCCTGCATAAGCTATCATATGACTGTGCCTTGATCATATCCTTCTGATCTAGACTGTCTTTGTATAACTTGTATAACTTGTTATGTTGTTTGTTAGTTACGATATCAACCTTATCAAGTCCTTCTCTTGCAAACTCGTCTTCGAATATCATTGTGTATTCTGCTAGTGCAAAGTTGAGTGTTGCTATACTGTTATCTAGTCTGTCTTCATCTCTCTTGATTCTAGCCTGAAGTCTGTCAACATTCTCTCCATTGATAACTCCGTCAATGATACTCTTGTGAGTTGTCTCCATCTTTTGAACTTGATTTTTGATAGACCATAACTCGTTAGAGATTATCTTACCTACTCTGATGAAGTGATGTAAGTTCCATTGGTAGTTCATCTTACCATCTTTTGTTAGATATTGCTCATCAGGGTCGAAGGTATCTGTGTTAAGAAATCCTAGTTTGTTAAGTACTAATTTTTCCATCTTCTCTTGAGTTTGTAAGTTTATTAATTGTTCCATAGTTATCTCCTTGTTAGAACGATTGTTAACCTCGTATCCTTATACAGATACAAGCGAACACACCATTATGTTCAAGAACTCCAACTCTTACAGAATGAAAAATGACACAAGTGAAAAATCGTCTTTGTCGAGGCGATAAGCCGAGCTATTTTTCACTTGAACGAACAGTTAAATGTACGAAGCAATCATGTAGCGTATGAGAACGAAGTTCGTGAGGAGCGTAATTATTGCGACATAGTGGTGGCATTTTTCGTTCTGTAATAGTTCATCAAACCTGATATACTCATAAAGGTGTGTGAAGCCTCTGCCTGAAATGTCCATAAATGTATGTGTAGCGATCTCATAAAAGTTTTGGTCTTGCTTTTTCAAAAGTAAGAATCTTGGTTCTTCGATTCGGAAGAACATAAGTGTCTGATAAATAAGGAAATATAAAATGCCCTTGACAACTGTTTGTATAGTGTTCCATAAAGAGGGGGTAAGGGGGTGTTTATGTTAACACAAAGACGTATAACTAAGAAACAGATGCTCCTTGTTGATACGATTGTAGCAAAAGGCTGTAGCATAAAAGAAGCTAGTATTATCGCAGGTTACTCAAAAGGAGATGCTGGTAGAGTGACAGCCAGTAAGACTTTGAGACTGCCACATATACAAGAATATATGCAACAGAGAGTTAGAGAAAGCATTGGACTAAATGCTACGATAGCCTCTCGAAAGGTGCTTGATCTAGCAACAAACGCTAAGAGTGAATACGTTCAGCTAGAATCAGCTAAGGATATCTTGGATAGGGCAGGCTATAAACCAGTAGACAAGTCCATGAGTATAGTGACTGGAGGCATAAATGTTAGCATTGATTTGTCCTGACGTAGGGGGGTCTAAAAACTGCTACTACCCCTATGCAACACCACCTCAACAAACAATAATTCTTAAAAAGGTACGCTTATGACTTTAGCAGCAGCACAGTTTCAACTTGGTAGAGGAATACTTAATTCTATTATTACTTACTTTGGTGCTGATTCTCTTGATGTCTTAACTCCTGACGGACTTCCTGAAGAATCTGTAGAGTTCTTAAGAAGAATGTTAGTTCATTATTCTGATAAAGATAAAAGATTAGCTGAAGCAAAAGGCACATCTTTAGAAGATGATTTAGAAGATTACTATACGACTGGTGTAACAACTTATGCAATGTTAAACAGTTTTGGTGGTTTAGATAACTTGTATGCTATGCAAGAAGAAAAAGATCAAGCAGCAGCAAGTTTAAAATATATTCTTGGAAGGTTTACAGTAAAAGAAGTTGAAGAAAATGGTATTCAAGGTTATCGTATATTTGATAAATATGATTTTCAAAACAACCAAGAATATTTTGAAAGTGTGTTGCCTGAGATATATCAAGATGCAAAAGAAAGAGGTTACGATACTTCAGGTGTTGATGGTCAGTTATATATGACACTTAAATCCATAGATAAAAATTTAGCAAAGCCAAATAGTTCTATGTTAAAAGCTATAGCACACCCAATCGCAAGAACATTAGGTGGTTGGTTTATTGGAGAAGACAGACCTGAAGAAGATAAAATTAAAATAGATTTTTTTATTCCTAAGGTAAAAGCCGAACCTTATTTAGAAGATGACACAGTTATGCCAGTTAAATATGCAGAACAGTCTATTCCTGAAGTGCCAACTCCAAAACCTGAAAACTTTTCTGCATATATACCAAATGGACCTATGGATAATAAAAGAGCAAGTGCTTTTGATAAATTTATGAACTTAATTATTCCTCAGGCTAGAGCAGAAACTAATGAAGTTAGGTCAACTGCTTTAACACCTTTTCAACAAGCCTTTGCTGATGCGAGAGCAAGAGGTGATGAAACATTTGAATTTACTAGAAAAGATGGAATTACAAGAAGTTATACAACTGAGGTAGCTGATGGCTAAGACACCTGCATGGCAAAGAAAAGCAGGACAAAATCCTAAAGGTGGATTAAATGCTAGAGGTCGTGCTAGTTATAAAAAGCAAACTGGTGGCACATTAAAAGCACCAGTAAAGTCAGGAGATAATCCTAGACGTGCAAGTTTTCTTGCTCGTATGGGTAATATGAAAGGACCAGAGAGAGATGCTAAAGGAAAACCTACTCGTTTATTATTATCGCTTCGTGCATGGGGTGCTTCGAGTAAAGCAGATGCTCGAGCAAAAGCTAGAGCTATTAGTAAACGAAATAAAGCCAAAAAGAAGTCTAAAGGATAAACTTAAACAACTAGAAAAGGAGAAAGCAATGCCATACCATACTATGAAAAAAGGTACAGCTAAAAAGAAAACAAACGGAGGTCTTACAAAAAAACAGAAGACACTTCCTGCAAGTTTGCAGAAAAAAATTATGGCTTCTAAAAAGAAAAAAATGAAGTAATGGCAAAG